TGAAGTGTTGACAAGAATAGGAGGGCTAGGAATCCATTTCTCAATAAAGGTGGATGGTTCGTAGACTTCGTAACAGACTTTTCCATCTTCAGAAAGTTTGTGGGATACAACTTTGTCCAGCTTTAGATCGTTCGCAAACGAACCTACAGGAATGTTAGTCTCGTTGGGGCATTTTATAAAGAACTCTTTATCTTTCTTGATTTCAGGTTTGTATTCTGGAGGTTGAGGTATTTCAGGTTGCTTTTGCTCTGGCTGCTTTACAGGATCAGTTGGTATAAATTTATCAGGATTATATTCGAGAGGTTCAAAAGAGGGAATATTTACAACGGGATAATCAATTTTAGGTTTATCAATCAAGTCAAGAGTTGTTGGATATTGTTCCCAAGTTTTAATTTTTGGAATATATATCTCTTTGATTTGTATCTGAGGAATATCAATTCTGGGTATTTCCAAGAGGGTTTACCTTTTTCTTTGGAATCTCAATTGATGGTCCTGTAAAATCTGGAAGCGTGTTTTTCATAACGTCTGGCATTTTGTTTTCTAAACTTCCCATCAACTTATTTTTAAGTGTCCTTTCAAACTCAGGACTTTGCATATATCGTATCGCTACAAAACCAAAAGCTGCCATTGACCCAGAAAGCAAAAGAGACAATAATGAAGCTACTTGACAAATTTTATTAAACATATGTGGAAAGAAGCGTTTATTAAAGCCCTAGCACCCATAACTTTGATGTGCCTGTTTTTGCTTGTAGGACTTGCCCCATTATATCTAATTGGTGGAATGATGACTAAACAGATGCAC